ACAGAGAGATGATTCAGAAGACAAATTGGATTCCAATAATCTACAAGGGTGACGAAGTACTTACCTGCGGATTGGCATACACAACTGATAACCTAAGAGCTGTTAACGATACAGCAACTATACTAGGACAAGAATATTTTTGGTCAGTATCTCCAAATTCATTAGCTCCTCAGAAATGCTATAAAGCTACTGCTGACGGTACTTTGCAGGAGTTGAAAGAAAAAAAAGAGTGGATAAATAAGTTTGCTGAAACAAAAATGTTTTAACAAAATGTAATTTGTAGCAAAATTTATATATCTTTGCAGAAATTAATTTAATATAAACTTAAAATTTACAGTAATGATTGGAACAAAAAGTAACATAGAGATTCAAAGCAGATTAGAGCTTTATGAAGATTTGAAACTAGAAATAGAAGATAGGATCAAAAATAATATCGAAGGCAGCTTTAACAGTCTACTAGACGGTGAAAATTTAGATTTCCTTTTTGAGTTAAAAGATTCTATGGATTCACTTTGGTGTATCAATGAATCAGACCTTAACGAAGTTGTAGATAGAGAGCAGCACGTAATATTTTTAGATGCTGTTCATAATGCTATTGGTCTAGTTTATGACGGTGGACAATTATATGAAGAGTACTATTATCACTTGGAGGATATGGCTAACGGATGTCAGCCCGAAAATTTAACAGACTAAGATATGGATGATAAAACAAAAGATGCTATTGATTATTTACTAGCATTAAAAAGCAGTCTCAGTCCTCAAGCTTGTATCTCGATTGAGATACTTGTTTTGAGTCTGATAGAGACCACAGAGGAATTAAAGACAATGAAATATACCTACACAACTAATTAAAAATATAGAGTTATGGAAGGTAAAAATAAGATTGCTCTGATTGACGTTGATATATTATTATTCTTTGCTTCTTATGACATTGAAGAGCTGTATGTAGCAAAGACAATTCTAGTTAATAAAATCAGCTCTATTCTAGAGAAGACCAATGCTACACAATACGAGCTATTTGTAGGAGGGTATAATAACTTCCGATATTTAATAGATGATAACTACAAAGCAAATCGGAAAGGAAATGAGAAACCGTTTCTGTTTGAAGATTTAAAAGCTCTAGCAATTACAGAGTTGGATAGCTTTATTTCAAACGGATTAGAAACTGATGATTCAATTGTAGCTACAGCTAAATACATAAAAGAGAATACTGATTCAGTACCGATTATATGTAGCATAGATAAAGACTTTTTAACTAAGGAAGGGTTTGTTTATAGTTGGGCAAGAAAGAATGTCAGCGACAAGATGACATATACTGACAAAACTACAGCAGACTTTAACTTCGCTGTACAGATGTTAGTTGGAGACCGAGCTGATAATATCCTTGTCTGTAGTGGCATAGGAGTTAAAACAGCAGAAAAGATGCTGAGGAATAAATCTAACTTCCTTATGATATTAACTATCGTGAGGACTTACAAACGTTTTTATGGTTCTGATTGGAAGGTAAAAATGATTGATACTTACCGTTTACTTTATCTAGTAGACGATTACAATAGAGTGCGAGTACCTAAAAAATTTAAACTAAACATATAAAAATAAATATTATGATTAAAGTAACAAAAGAAAGAATGACAGATGATAACACAGAGTTTATCAAAGTTGAAAATGGCGACGAAATGGCAGTATTCTTTGAAGGAGATTACCATTGCTTTTATAACCACCTAATGAATGTTGGTGTCGATAAAGCAACTGCAATGACTCTACGTGAAACCTATAAACAAGTTTTAAAGTAATGATAGATACTTTAGATAAAACAATTGGCAGATACAAAAATACCTTTGACACTAAAGTTGATGAGGTGTTAACGTTAAATGACTATTTCTACAACATAAAGAATTCAAGTTGTAGGGAGGTAACCAAATATAGATACGCAATTAAGGTATACGGTAAGAACAGCGCTGAGGCGAGGGAGCTAAAGCTAAAGATTCCTGCAGTAACTACAAGTGGTGTATTTAGAACAAGGAAAGACCACGACCTAGCAACAGAGTTTACTAGAGTCATAGTACTTGACCTTGATGCACAGGACAATGTTGGTCTCGACCTAGATGAGACAGCAATTGATTTACAGAAGATACCGTCTACTTTAGCTATTCACCGCTCTTGTTCGGGATTGGGGTTAGCGGTTTATGTTTTGGTTGACGAATGGAAATCAAACACATATCAGTATGTACGTTCATCATATGAAATGCAGACAAACGCTAATTTTGATAAGGCAACGTCTAATTTGTCTAGATTACGATACTTATCTAATGACCCCAATATCTACGTTGACCCTGATGCCTTTGAGCTTATGATTCCAAAAGGAAGAAAGGTAGAACCTAAAATTTATAAGTCTAAAGCAAGTGATATTACTGAGGATTCAAAAACGAACGGTTTATTGAAATGGTGGCGTCAGAAATACTCAATGCAATCGGGTTCGCGTAACCATAACTCATATGTTCTGGCTAGAACTTTCAATTCTTACGGTGTTGATAAGAACGTATGTCAAGCGATATTGTTGGGATATGAAGCTTCAGACTTTACCTCAACAGAGATATTAGGCATCATAGAATCAGCGTATAGCAACATCGCAGATTTTAATTCATTACAATGGAAATAACTAAACTAAAAAAAGAAAAGGAGAATAATATGAATATTAAAATACTAACAAAAGATTCGCTATACATTACAATAAATAATACTACTTACTACATAGATGACTCAACCAATGAGCAAATAATGGATAAGTGGAATAATGATAAACTAAAAAAAGAAGGAGAATAATATGAATTTTGACGTAAGAAATTTAACAGACACACAGCTAGAGGTGATTGCCGAGCTATCATTAGACTTTCCTGATGACGATGTGCAGCTAATAGAAAGGGTTAATAATGATTCCGATTCCGTAGAGTATAGTACTTACGGATATACAACATCGTATATGGTCTCAGTAGCCACTGAATTATTTACACTGCATTTGTCACAATGGCAGGGAGTGTCAGTAATGTCAGTTGATGAAGAAGGTTATATGGACTTCCAACCTACTAGCAATCAATTTAGTATAGTGGATTATATAAGAAATGTTGAGAAAAATATTTAAAACTGATGAGTTTGGCACGATATTTGTATAGTGCTAACAATAGCAAAAAGAAAGGTAATATATGACAGAAATTTAAAAACATATAAAGAAATGAGCAACTTTATTAGGCAAGGTCAACGCAAGACGACCATAAACAAAAAGAAGCTAGGTGACATATTGAAACCTAGTCACGATGGCAAATCATTTAGCTTGTTAGCTACGGGTAGAGAGTTAGGAATATTGGACGAGGGTATCTTTGATATGTTTGGACAATTCGTAGCTGAAACCTTTACTGATGAGAAGGGATGGGAAGCCGTTAGTCACGAACACCACACACTTTTTAAACAAAAAGATAGTGATTCTAAAGAAGCTTTCCTTAGACCTATTGGTCACAATTTTGATGATGGAGGTGAAGCGAATGTATGGGACGTAGTCCTTAACGATGTTATGAAAGATTTATTCATTAATTACATTGAATTAAGACGATTATTTTTAACTAATAGTAAAAACATTTAATAAGATGGCAAAACGTAAAAAGAAGTTTAATCCGTTGACTCAGCCAACTGAGTCTAGGCAGTTTATGAACTCTAAAGGCTACGTGGTAACCGTTGTAAGAGGAGAAGACTCTGCAAGTGGTTCATATTATTTACCACGTTACTTAACAGGACGTGATTGGAGGCTATGGATGAGTGAGATGAAGGATGAAGTTGATACATTCCTAAACTTTAAAGAGTTTGGTGATGTTAATCATCCAGAGTATTTTGCTCCTGTAGAAGTGCCTACGGAAGATAAGTAAATCACGATTAAGATTACGATTATAAATATTAGGCAATAATGCCAATAACGATTACAAAAAGAAAGTATATTATTATGAGTAAAGACAAAGTATTTACAGGATTCGCGAAAGAGAAAGAATTAAAATTTGGTATTATAACTGAGTTAAGTTGGACTCGCGAACAGTACGATGAAATGGGTAAGTATTTCAATGAAAAGGGTTACCTTAATGTAGACTTATTGAAAGCAGCATCAGGGCAACCTTATATGCAGATTAACACATACGGTGTTACAGGCGGTGGTGCAGCAGCACCTATCGTTCAGCCCTCTCAAGAGAAGGATAACGCTTTACCTTTTTAATGTGAAGTATTAAACGAGACAGAGTGCAGGGGGGTGAGATTCCCTCTGCTTTTTTAAATTAATAACGATAAAAAAAAGAAAGTATATGAGTAATACAAAAGTTTTAAAGAAGTTGGCAGCAGCCAAGCAAATAATTAGAAACACAACAGTTAAAAAGAGAGGTAAGAATACATTCTCAAATTATGAGTATTTCCTTCCTTCACAGATAACAGAGCTAGTGCAGGACGCTTGTTCAAAGAATGGCCTAGTAACTATGTTCAATACACAACGTGATGCAAACAGAGATATCTTCGCATCTCTTACGGTATCTGATATAGATAGTGGAGAATCAGTTACATTCAATCAAGTAACAGCTATACCCGAGATTAAAGCTACAAACCTAGCACAACAGCTTGGTGGACTTAATACATACTCGAGTCGTTACCTTATGATGTTTGCATTCGATATTACTGAGGATGGGCTTGATTTTGATTCAACAGCAAACACTAAGGCACAATCACAAGCTCCTCCAAAGAAGAGAGCAGCTAGTAAGCCTGAGTTAACTGAGGCACATCCAAAATGGGCTGATATAATCAAATTTGTAAAGGCAGGAGGAACACTAAATGACATCACTACTAAGTATATCGTTTCTTCTGACATTCAAGTAAAACTAGGACTCTAGAAATATGGGGACAAACAAAGTAATACATCCCATTAACGAAGAGATTCGAGCTAACTTGTTAAGCTTAAGAAGTGACGGATTAAAGAAAGGTAAGTGGTCAGGTTTTGCCGAACTGTATGAGCATTACACAGTAAAGGAAGGTGGTACAACATATTTCATTGCACCGCCTGCCGTTGGCAAGACCGCCATCACCTACGAGTTAACTATGAATTTAGCGGAGTATGAAGGTTGCAAGGTAGCAATCTTCACGCCCGAAACGGGTTCACCTGTAGACGTTTACAACGAATTGTTGTGGGCTAAACTACGTGAGCCATTCCTAAAGCATAACGGAGGAAGTAAAACAGAGAAAGAAGTAAATGACGCGATTGATTGGGTTGCTGAACATTTCTTTGTAATAGACCCTATGCATTTAGACTTAACTGCAAACTCTTATTTCAAAGCTATAATTGATTTGGAAGAAGAAAGAGGCATCAAGATAGATATAGCAGTTATTGACCCAATGACAGAATTGGACATATACGGTGAAGGTGCTAGAGATTTAGCACTTGGTAATTTTCTAACACGAGTTAGGAGATTTTCATCTATGTATAAAATTCATACTATGATTGCATTCCATACTAAAGCTATTCAGTTAGTTGAGGGAACAGATGTTAATGGACAGAAAGTACGTTTCTATCCTCCACCACAAATGAGCGATATAGCAGGTGGTGAAATGGCAAGTCGTAAGGGACTATTTATATTAGGACTTTGGAGGCCGCCACTGAATGTTATTGATGTAGATACAGGCTTACCGTACAAAGCCAATGAGACTCGAATAGAGATTCTGAAAGCTAAGCCCAAAGCTTTGGGTAAGGTTGGTAAGGTTAGTTTACATTATGATGTTTATTCAAGTAGATATTATCAACTTGGTGACGGTGACAAACCAATATGGTCATCACCTAAGCCTTATCATATGGAGGACAAGTAATATGAAATATAATGAAGAGTTATTAAGATTCTTATTAATGTTTCAGTATGGAGCTGACGACATCTTCTTCCACAGTTATAAAGATGATGCACTTTTAAGTGTTATTAACTATGTAACATTTCAAGTGGGAGACGTTGTTAAGCACCTAACAATAATTGACAGAGATACACCTTTAACCGATACCTTTGATATTCAAGGTAGTCAGCTTAGAGGAAGAGACTCCGCAGTTGTTTGGACTCCTGAAGCAATAATAATATTTAATGTAAAACGTATTGCTGAAGAGATTCACGCATACAGAGATAACAACGGTGCTGAAGCTAGTATTCCTGTGAGTGCAGTAGAGCATCTATTTACTAAAATTGAGTTTAATAAATACGAAGATGAATGAAGATGAATTTAATGAAAATTTTGAATTAAGTGTTAGGCTTGGCTCGGTAACAGAGGAGTTTGGTAGAAACCTACTTTCACTAACTGAGAATACTTGCAGGGCGAGGTTGATAGGAGTTCCAGATTGGAAAATTGATATTGTTATATCAGATGGTACTATGAAGTGCCTAGAATTATTTGACGGTATTAATTACAAACTAAGAAATCCCATAGACTTCTTCCATACAGCTATTGACAATCTTACACTAAACTTTCTTAGGCAAACTTATGTGGAGTGTACTCAGGACGCATTCGGATGCAGTCTAGTTATAAATAAAAACAATGGCAAGGCACGAGGGAAGACCTTAGTAGCCAAACAAATAAATGACAATAATGAATTTAATTACTAGAGCAACATTAATTATAGGGTTGGGAATGATACTATTTGGAGCTGTATTATCTCATTTCTTTATAGGTAGCAACGCTTCAAGATACTATTATACAAAAATACGAAATAAGATATGGGTAAGTCAATAAGATTTATAGGAATGTTCATACTACTCATCTCTGTAGCTGTATCAATGTTATTTATGGTTACAGTATTGGTTATAGTAGATTTAATAGAATTAATATTAAGCTTATTTAAAAAGAAAGAAAAAACAGATGAATAGTCAAAAACAAATTAAGTTTATGGGGTATATTGATAAGGCCATAAACAATAAGCTCACAAAGAGTGTAAGTATATGTAGCTTTTATTTGATATGCCCGAAAAACGGACAGCCAACAAACATTACATATAACAGTAGACGTGTTGGTTTAATCGAGAACGGTAAGATTATTCTAGATGAATTTAATCCTACTACTTGGAAGGGTTATGAATTTAAGTATGAGTTTCTAGTTGAACTCGAAGCTAAATACAACCCTCCAGTTAAAAAAAGAAGGTATGTCAAAAGCAAAAGCACGAAAGCCTAAGCGTAAAGGTGGTAATATTATCAATGCCAGAAAGAAAGGTATAGGTTATGAACTTGATATTATCAAGAAGTTAAAGCCCATCTATCCTAACGCAGTTAGCAGTAGGAGTGAGAGCAAAAGTCTTGATGATAGAAAAGTAGATATATGCTATACGGGGATGTGGAGGGTGCAATGTAAGGCTGTTGAGGCTTTAGGCTCTTCACACCAAACACTTGCAGAGATGGAGAAAGCTAAACTTAACTTTGAAGAAGGTATAAGTGTAGTGTTCCATAAGCGCAACAATAAAGGTACAGTTGTATCTTTACAATTAGATGATTTTATGAACATAATAAAAACTATAGACTATGGCAAATTACAAAGTATCTCCAGCAAAGGAGAAAAATAATGGTAAGTGGACTGCAACATTAACATATGAATTACCTGATGTTGAAGGATGCGTTTCATCCTATGATGTTGTTCTTGAAGAGGATTCAGAACAAGACTTAGGTCAAGCAATAACTCGATTAATAATAAGCGTAACAAATAACATATAATATGAAAGGGTTTAACAAAAAGAGAGCAATAGAAGTTTCTGAGTCGGTTAACGATATAGGAATGGAAAATACTATGAGAGAGTATGACTTAACGTACTCTACAGTTGAAAGGTACATTAGATTTGCTAGGGAGAAAGTGTATAGGACTGGTGAGCCAAGAATATTGGTTATGGATATTGAGTGCCTACCTATAGTAGCTACAACTTGGAATGTATGGAATGCCAACATTGCACCAGTCAACATAATAAATGATTGGACAATGCTAAGTTTTTCTTATAAATGGCTAGGTGATAAGGATGTTCACAACTTCATACTAACGCCTAAAGAAGCTAAGAATAGGGACGACAAACAAATGGTTATTGATATTCATAAGCTGTTTAATGAGGCTGACATAATTATTGGGTACAACTCCATTAAATTTGACGAGAAGAAAATGAATAGTAAATTCCTTGAGTTTGGTTTAGCAAAACCATCTCCGTATCAGTCAATAGATTTGTACAGAACTGTAAAAAAGAACTTTGCTAATACATATAATAAAATGGATTGGACAAATAAGATTCTTGGTTTAGATAGAAAGCTTGAGCATACTGGTATGAAGCTATGGATGGATTGCCACGCAGGTAATAAGGAAGCATTGGATATTATGGCTGAATACAATGATGTTGACGTTCTTATTACTGAGCAGTTATACTTTGCTATTAGGGGTTGGATTAAGGGTCATCCAAATATGGCATTGTTTCAAGAAACCAGTAACAACGTTTGTCATAAGTGTGGAAGTCACGACATTGTATTGTCTAAAGAGAAACACCGTACAGCAGCAAGTACATTCGATTTATATGAGTGTAATAGTTGTGGTGGATACTCAAGAGCGAAGAGTCGTAGTCACACAACTGAACTAAGGCCTTATTAATGTCTAACGAAAGAAGACCGATTTGGTGTTTCAATATTATCCTTACTATTGAGTCAGGCAGAACTTATTATAACGCTAGTACTTGGTATATTACACCTAACGTAGATTCACCTGAAGAACTCCAAGCTTTAATTCGGAGTTCTCAGGAGGAATACGAACAGCTACTCTTTATAGCATTCAAGAAGCGTAGAGAAGCTGTGCTGAAGTCAAAGGTTAAAAAAGAAGATGTGGTAATAGAAATTAAGAGTTTTAAACAAGTAGGACATACAAATGGGAAGAGTTGATATTAGGAAGTTAATAAGTACTATTCAATTAGTACTGTCGAAGAAACACACCGAGTGGTTATCTGTAGGTGATGTTAAGATTACTAAAAGTGTTAAAGGCAGGAAAGATGTCTTATACATTACGCCTGATGTTAGAATTAAATTAGCATCAATTAGATTCAACTATATAAAGGTTGTTGATTACACAGATGAAATTAATAAAAACTGTCATAAAGTTTACGATACATTATGTGAGATTGAGGATAGACATTTAAATGGACGGTAAGGGTATTTTAAAGCCCTCTAAGAGACTTTCTTTTAAGAAAGATGATAGTAGTTAATATTAATATAAAACACGTTAAAACGAAAGATATGAATTATAAGATAGATAAAGGAGACCATTACTCAAAGTTTAACTTTGGTAAATTACAGCCATTCGCTAGTGAGTGGAGGGGTACGTTTGAAATAAATAGTAACTGGTGGTATGAAGGAGATGCCATAGAATATTCAGGTTGGAATAAGCTAGGTGGTGTAGCAGAGTTCTTCACAATACACAGAAACTCTGCACGATTAGTTTTTCAGCCTGATGAACAACATAATAAATTTGTTATGGCTGGATATGTATATAGCAAAGGTGTTAGGTCTGAAATAATAATACCAATACATATAGATGCAGACAGAGAATACCAAGCAGAAGTTAAGTGGAATAAAGAGCTAGAGCTGTGGGATTTTTGGATTAAGCCTACTGACTCACCTGATAGTTTTGGATGGATGATGCAGGGTACTAAGCCAAAAGGGTTAACGAGGAAATGCTACCCTTATTTTGGCGGAAGGAGTACAGCACCCAATAATGTTTCAGCTAAAGTAAAATATTAATTATGAGGATAGTCGAGATAATATTAGAATGCAGGTCTTGCAATAAAGACTTTAGGTATAATGCGAGCAGCAGGCCTCAGTTATCATACAACAAAGATACTGAGACCTTATTCTACTCCAAAACAGAAGACAACTTTAAATGTGAATACTGTGGAGATACGAACGCCCATCTTAAAACAACATAGCTTAATATGAAAAAAACTATTGAACATAAGATATGGTTTGAGTGTGACTACTGCCATAAAAAGAGCAGGGATTATGAATTTATATCAACATCAGACGATGATAGCGTTGTAAGTTGTCCAGTCTGTAATAAACAGAATAAACTATGAGATACGAAAGAGAGTTGTTTACATACATAAAGGATAATTATATTCCTGATTTAGTTAAGCCTACGGATAAGTATTCATCATTTGATGCATACTCACCTAAGCACAACACAGTATTTGAATTGAAATGTAGAAGAATGCATTACCCTACATTGATATTAGAGGAGATGAAGTACAGTAAACTTGCTAGTCTAGGATGTAATGTTAGATATGTAAACTCCACACCGAAAGGTGTGTTCTCCTTCAATCTTATGAAGTTGGACTATGATTGGGTTGATATGAAGATGCCTAAACAAACTGACTTTAGTAATACTA